ATCAACTTTGTAACAAAAAGAGACTTTAGATATATTAAGGCTATTGAGCAACATTATAGTACTCAGATTACCGAACTTCCATCTAATTATCGTGATATTATATCAGGATAACTATTAAATAATCGTATAAATTTCACTATATTATTCTTTTAATTATTTAAATGAATAAGATAAACGATATACATGAATTTAAGTTACCATTAGAATATTGTTCAAAAAAAAATACTATAAATGAAACTATTTGTCAGGATATTGAACTTACTAACATCAAGGATGATAAAGAGCAAATAGATAGAATTAGTTTATATAATAAAGTTTTTTCTCCTAATACAGAGATTGGTGTTGAACTTCTCAACGCGTGGAGTAAACATATATCATATGATAAAAAATTTATTAAATGTAGTCAAAAACTATATAAAAATGTAGAAGTAGAACCATGCAAAGATGTAGATGATATATATAAACTATGGTTATCCGTGAAAAATGAAACAGGGTTCTTATCAAAATATCATTATGTTGAATGGGAATATTTTGAATACTTAAATAAAAATGATAGTTTTTTACAAGTTATGAGTGTATATAGTTTGTCATCTCCAGTTTTCTCTCTAATGATGCCAATATTTCTTCTAATAGTGCCTTTTTTTTTGTTAAAGATTCAGAGAATTGATATTAGTGTGACCAAATATTTTGAAATATTAAAATCATTATTTACCAAATTACCTATTGGAAAACTATTTATGATGAAAAATATGTCTTGGGATAATCGCGTTTACACTGTTGTTTCTGTTTTATTTTATTTTTTCCAAATATATCAAAATATATTATCTTGTTATAGATTCTATAAAAACCAATATTATATTGAAAATACATTATATAAATTTAAAACATTAGCTGATCATTCCATAAAACAAATTGATAAGTACTTGGTAGTATCAGATAAATTAGGTAACTCAGGGTATATGTTATTTAATAATGATTTGAAAATTAATCGTGAGAGATTAGTAAAATTATCCAATTATATTGATAAAATTAAACCTTTCAAACTTAGATTTAATGAACTATCTAGTATAGGATATAAGATGAAACATTTTTACGAATTTTATAAAAATAATGAAGTTAATAAAACAATGAACTATATTTTTGGATTGAATGCGTATTTTGATCATATAATTGGTATTAAAAAACTTATTAAATCTGGTGCTATTAATAAATGTAAAATCTCAAAAAAACATACTTCATTTAAACAAGCTCATTTTGCATCAATAGAGGGAGATACTGTTATAAAAAATACATATGATTTAAAAAATAATACATTAATTACAGGACCGAATGCAGCAGGAAAAACCACAATATTAAAAGCAACTCTATTTAATGTTATATTAAGTCAGCAAATTGGTTATGGGTTCTACAAATCTGCTAAGATTACTCCATATAAATATTTACACAGTTATTTAAATATACCTGATACGTCCGGACGTGATAGTTTATTCCAAGCAGAAGCCCGTAGATGTAAAGAAATAATGGAGAAAATTTCAGAAACTAAAACTACTGAGCGACATTTTTGTATATTTGATGAAATATATTCAGGTACAAATCCATATGAAGCCACTGCTAGTGCTTATTCTTATTTACAGTATCTCTCAAAATATACAAATGTTTCTTATATGATCACAACTCATTACACTGAATTATGTAAAAAAATAGATAAATCTGATATGGAAATTAAAAATCATCATATGGAAATATTAGAAGATAAACAATCAGGATCATTTATTTATTCGTATTTATTAAAACAGGGGATTTCTGAGGTCAAAGGTGGTATCAAGGTATTAAGGGATTTGGGATATCCAATAGATATGATTAATAATACGAGAGAATATTTGGATAAAAATTAACAACAGCAGATTTAGAAATAGAATAATACGTTCATATTAGTATTTAAATATATGCTTATTGATTAATATAATATGTTTGGTCTTGAAGGTTCAGGTTTTACAATCTCATTAGGTGTTACCTTGCTCTTAGTTGGTCTTGTTGTGTTTTATTTTAAACAAAGAATGGACGAATGGGAGAATAAATTACAAGGTATGTTAAATTTAAATAAGGCTTTGGCTGCTTCACATTCAGCTTTAGAACAACGAGTTATGCAAGGTGCATATGTTAACAATATGTCAGTAGCAGATAATGTGAATTCAAACACACCATTTGATGGTTCAAATGTAAATGAGGAAATTGATGGTGATGATAGACAAGTAGTATCAGACGATAGTGATAGTGATAGTGATAGTGATAGTGATAGTGATAGTGATAGTGATGAGGTGGATGATACACAAACCCTAAATGTTACTCCAATGGTTATTGGATCTGAATTAAACAATAATGGAAGCGATAGTGTAAAAGTTGTTGAATTAGAAAATAATAGTAAACAAATTAATTTAAATCCAGTTTCTGAAAATAATGTAACTGACTCTTTAGACGTTACAGCATTATCTAATAATAGTACCCTTGATCATGATGATGACGATGATGATGATGATAGCGATGATGATGATGATGATAGCGATGATGATAGCGATGATGATGATGCTACAGAACTAACTTTAGATTCTATAAGTGATATTTCTACAACTCAATTAGATATTAAAAAGGTAGCTACAGAAGTATCGCAAGATCTAGATTATAAAAAATTAAATGTCGGTAAATTAAGGGAGCTAGTAGTTACCAGAAGTTTAGCTGATAAAAATGGTGCTAAGAAATTGAAAAAGAAACAGTTGGTGGAATTATTATCTTAAACTAATATAAATGAGTTGGGGCACATGTTATTCCGGATCAAATAATATATATTTTGGTTTTCCACCTATTATGACTGATGGTAGAAACTATGCTCAATGGCAACCTGGAGCAGTAGTAAATAAAACATTACGAGAAGAGAATGGTATTAAAAGTAATTGGCAATACAGAAAATATTTGCAAGAGAATGCTGATCAAGTAATAGAATATGATCAGAGAATGGCTTGTAATGAATGTTGCGGTTGTCCTTATTATAAAAGTAATCAGTCTGCTAATAATCCTTACCTATATACATCTTGTACAGAAAAAACACAACCTTTTGGATATGAAGGAAGTGATTTAAAAAATCTGTATTTAAATAGACAAGAATTACAATGTAGAATGAGTGTACCAGATGTTAGTCAATATCAATTAATGAAAAACGCAAATGCTAATTAAGTATAATAATAATCATATAAATATTATTATACATTATATAATAATGAATATATTGAGTATTGATGTAGGAATAAAAAATCTAGCATATTGTTTATTTGAAATAAAAAATGATGTTGAGTATTCAATAATTAAATGGAACGTAATAGATTTAGTATCTGATCAAAAGTATGTATGTGGAATGAAAAAAAAGAATGGTAATTGTTGTACTTTCGCAGCCAAATACTGTAAGAATAACGAATATTACTGTAAGAAACATGCAAAAGCATCAGATAAATATATAATAGGAAATACAGATCTAAATCCGATAAAATATAAGAGAGCAACATGTCATAGATTAACATCATTAGTAGAAAAACAAGGAATTATATTAGATAACAATCTGAAATATAGAAAAAGTAGGTTAATAGAGTTATTAGATGATTTTATAAAAGATAAATGCTTTGATATAGTTTCAGTAAAAAAATGTAGCGATGTAAATTTGGTAATGTTAGGTAGAAGTATATGTAAAAATTTTGATAAAGAATTTGAAGGCATTAATATAGATTGTGTTATCATAGAAAATCAAATAAGTCCTTTGGCTAATAAAATGAAAACTATCCAAGGTATGATAGCTCAATATTTTATAATGAATAATACAAAAACAATAGAGTTTATATCAGCGATAAATAAATTAAAACAATGGGTGAAAAAGAAAACAACTTATAATGAGAGAAAGAAACTTGGTATTACTATATCTATTGATTTAATAAATCAAAATAATCAATTTAAACCATGGGATAAGCACTTCATTGATCATAAGAAGAAAGATGATCTGGCTGATGCATTTTTACAAGGAATATGGTATATTCAAGACAATGATCTAATAAAACTCAAAAATACAATCAAGATTATATAATATTATTTTCGTTTTACTTAAAATTATATGATCTAATTAATTCATAAGTAATGGATATTCAAACAATAAATTTGGACAATTTAGGTTCTAGCCCATCGTTAAAATTAAATACTGGCTCTAAGAGTGAAAAATCTGGATCTCATTTAATTGGCGTTGAAATGTTGATGAATGATAGAAAGAAACCTACAGATGCATCTAGTGTATCTTCTCCTAAGTCGGATATTAATTTAGGAGATTTAACATCTCTTGAAGCTGAGTTAAATGATTTATCCGGTTCAACAAAGAAAAGCAGTGCTCGTGAAGCAAGATCAACAATGTTTAGTACACCAGTTCAAGGGTTGAAATTAGATATTAGTGATAAAGGCTCATTAAACAGTGATATGAGTGGTTCTTTAGGAAGTGGTGGAAGTAGTATAGATGTGCAACCATCAGTATTTAAGTTAAATAAAAGCGATCAAAAAAAAGAAACTACAAAAACATGGGACGGATACTCAAAGTTTAATGATATTCCTGTAGATCCATCAAAAAATATCCCAAATAAACCACAATTAAATCAGGAAGAGATGTTGAGAGAAAAGTTCAAATATTTACGAAAACTGGAAGCTTTAGAGAAAAAAGGTGTTTCTCTATCAAAAAAATATAGTATGGAATCTTCGCTATTGAAAATGCAAGGAGAATACGAGACACTAGTTAATGAAAAGGAAAGCAAAAATGCTGTTAAATTCCAAGGTCGTATGTTGATGGCAGCTATTACAGGTTTAGAATTTTTAAATAATAAATTTGATCCATTTGATTTACATTTAGATGGTTGGGGGGAACAAGTTAATGAAAATATTGATGATTATGACGAAATTTTCGCAGAATTGCATGAGAAATATAAGTCTAAAGCAACTATGGCTCCAGAGTTGAAGTTACTATTTCAATTAGGTGGTAGTGCTATTATGGTGCATATGACTAACACAATGTTTAAATCTGCTATGCCAGGAATGGATGATATTATGAGACAGAATCCTGAGCTAATGCAACAGTTTACTCAGGCGGCTGTAAATCAGATGGGAGAATCTAATCCAGGTTTAGGTGGATTTATGAATGGTGTAATGGGATCTCAAATGAGACAACCTAGTGGAGGACCACCTCCAAGTATGGCGACTCAAGGACCAAATGCCCCTCCAGCACCAAGAAGAGGTGGAGCCAGACCAGACCTTAATTTTAGTAGAGGACCTAATGATGGTATAAATATTTCTCAAGTTGGAGCACCAGCTGATCCAGTTCAGCGCAGTAGCAGATCAGGACCACCTGGAGGATTCGGACAATCTAGTCGTGCTGAGATGAAAGGACCAACTGATGTATCAGGACTACTATCTGGTCTTAAAAGCAAATCAGTATCATCTAAAAGTAAGGGAGAAGAAGGATCTAGTACAATAAGTATTTCAGATTTAAAAGAATTGTCTAATCAAAATATCCCAAAAA